ACGATATAAAAGTGGAGATAAAGCGTATCACGAAGAGATTGACAGAAGACTTTCTGTAAGTAAGATTTAAATTGTTTATTCATTCATAAGGTATAGTGCCCCTAGTGTTGGTTTATTGGTTTGCTGACACTAGGGGTTTTTCGTTATGTTTAAGAACATGGCAACAGAACTAGGAGATAACGTACAGGTAAAAGCCAACCTTGCGTTCATGGCTAAAGTGATAGCTATAGTCGGGACTTGTGTGTGGGGATACTCTGTAGTGTGGAATAAGCTGATGGTATTGGATAGTAGCTTAGATCGTGTGCAGCATGAGGGTACGTTATTAGGAGACTTGTCAGCACGGATGATGCACATCGAGAAGTTTGCAGAACAATCTAAAGTCGACCTCGATCATCTGTTGGAAATGCAAGACTCACCTATAACATCTGACTTTCAACAGTTCGAAAGAATCAAGTATCTTGAAAAAGAATTAGACAGAATGCGTGACAAATTGGAAAATCATTTAATGAAAGGACAATGAGATGGGTGAATTACTTATGTTATTTATCACGGGCGGTGGTAGCACTGCTATGGGGGCGATTCTTAAAGGCGTGTTCGGATATATCTTTGAAGCAAAACAGAACAAGCATGATCTTGAAATGGCGAGAGAGGCTCGTGCGTCTGATAATTTCCTTCGACTACAAGCTGAAATCGCTAAAGGAGGTACTGGTGAGTTTGTTTCTTTTACTCGTCGTATTCTTGCTGTTATCGGGGTGTCTACGCTCTGTGCTTGTATCATCCTCTGCACCCTCTTCCCCACCGCAGAAATCGTCACCCTTACCAACGCAGACGGAGAGGGAGTTAACGAGTTCTTCTTCGGACTCATCAGCTTCCAAGCCAACCAAGAGCCGATTGCGATCTCTTCTGGACACATCAGCCTTATGGGATGCACGGTAATATTGCCTTGTATCCTTGGTTTTTACTTTGGTCCAAGTGGTCGAAGAGGTTGACAGTCAAGAACTTTTCCTCTTTACTAATAGATAAATTTAATCGACAACTAGCAACAACTAGTCCCTCGACCCGCTGCGGCGGACAATCCTGTGAAGACGAAAGGTGTGAAAGTCACTGGTAATCAAACACATATTCACAATCAATTAACATAGGAGATCATATATTATGGCAGACGGCTTAACATATCCTAGTCGTGTAGGTCTTGACGACAAAAACCCCGGTAACGGTAACGATGCTTTGTTTCTCAAGAAGTTTTCTGGAGAGATTTTGCAAACCTTTGAGGAGTCTAACATCTTCAAGCCACTACACACTATTCGTACAATTGAGTCTGGTAAATCCGCTCAATTCCCTGTAACTGGTATCGCTTCCGCTAACTACCACACCCCCGGCGAAAACATCGCTGAGGCTGAAGTAAGCGGTCCCGCGAGTAAATACCTTAGCGACATCAAGAAAACTGAGAAGATCATCACCATCGATAAGATGCTTGTTGCTTCTACTTTCTTGGCTAACATCGACGACCTCAAGAATCACTACGACATCCGCAGCATCTACGCTAACGAGTTAGGTAAGGCTCTTGCTGTTCGCTTTGACACAGCTATTGCTAAAGTGTTCGTCGGTGCAGCTCGTAACGCATCTAACATCTCGACTGTTACTCCAGCAGGAAGCATCCTTGACATCAGCCAAAACGCATTCGTAGCTGTCGGAGCGACTAACGCTGATGTTACTGATCCTACAGGTGCTGAGTTGGTAGCTGCTTTGTTTAGTGCTGCTCAACGCATGGATGAAAACGATGTTCCTAGCGAAGGTCGTTTCTGTGTTTTGCGTCCTGCTGAGTACTACAGGCTTATCACTGGTGCTGACGATTCCAATAGCTTCTCTCTTACTTCTGCTATCAATAAAGATATTGGAGGAGCCGGAAGTCTTGCTGCTGGTAACATTCCACAGATCGCTGGTATCAGCATCTTCAAATCCAACCACATTCCTTCTGGAAATCTTGGTGGTTCTGACGCAGACGGTGATGCTAACAACGATCCTTTTGGTGCTGGAAACGGTTACAATGCCGACTTTTCAAATACTAAAGGTATTGTTGCTCACAGTGCTGCTGTAGGAACCGTTAAGTTGCTTGATCTTGCTACCGAATCGGAGTATCAGATCGAGCGTCAAGGTACGTTGTTTGTCGCTAAGTACGCTATGGGTCACGGAGTTCTCCGTCCTGAGTGTGCTATCGAACTAGTAGCGTAACGCTCTTCTCTCGGTGTTGGGGAGGTCTGTGATTCGTTCCGCTCCCCTCCACTGATTATTTTATCTATACTTATCATGGCTCTGACGACTAAACTAAATGCAGTAAATACAATGATCAGTGTTATCGGGGAAGCCCCGGTTAATACTCTCGGAGGTACAGCCGTTCCTGTATCAGTCGTTCAAGCAGAAGCAGTCCTCGACGAAACCAGTAAAGCTATACAATCAGAGGGTTGGCACTTTAATACGGAGCACGAGTACGTACTTACTCCTGATGCTTCCACGTCTAAGATTAACTTACCTAGCAATACGCTTCGTGTAGACTTAGACCCAGAAATTTATACAGACAGCGATCCAGTACAACGTGGACTTTTGTTATACGACAGAAAGAATCACACGGATGTATGGACGAAAGAGGTGAAAGCCTCTATTACTTTTGAGTTGGAATTTACAGATATGCCTGAGCAGTTCCGTCACTACATCACAGTTAAAGCTGCTCGTATCTTTGCTAATCGATTCTTAGGAAGCAGAGAGATCGAAGGGTTTGCTTTGCGGGATGAGATTGAAGCGAAAGCACGGGCGATTGATAGTGACTCTGAAAATGCAGACAGAACTATCTTTGACCACTACAGCGTACTTAGAGTATTAGACAGATAAGAGATGCCTCTGTTAGTAAACAGTGTACCGAATCTCGCACAGGGCGTATCACAACAGCCTGACAATCTCAGGTTTCCCGGTCAGTGTGACGAACAAATAAACGCTTGGGCTACTGTTGTTGAGGGTCTGGTTAAAAGACCACCTACTACATACACAAAGAAGATAACAACAGATAATACCGACTCTGATAAGTTATTCACACACTTTGTTAAACGATCTGAACAGAACAAGTACTGTGTGACGGTATCGTTAGGTAGTGTATCTCTAGGTATACCAGCAGGTGTGGGCGTTATCAATGTAGCAGACGGTACACAAGTATCAGTAGCTGTAACTTCTATAGCTAACAGTTATCTAAGCTTAGGCGGACAAGCATCGTTAGGTGGTGTAGCTAATCCTTTAGCCGACTTACGAGCGTTAACAGTAGCTGACTATACATTCCTTGTTAATAAGAACAGGACGGTAGATAAAGCAGAGTTTGCCGAACAGAAATCTGATACACCTCCTGATGAAGCACTCATTGTTGTTAAGCTGGGGGATTACGAAAAACATTACACCGTAGTAATAGACGATTTAGTTATACCTAATGTTAATACGGGTACTTTAAACTACCACCACGCACCGCAGTTAGGAGTGTCTAATGCTACTTATGAGTCTGGAAGTGCCTCGTCTGGCTGGCATGCTGATACCAATGTTATAGCTAAAGATATATCTGAGATCATAAAAGAAGCTTTAGAAATATCTAACGATAGCGTGTTAAGTGTAACCATTAATGACGGGGGTTCTGGTTGGGCAGGAGGTAAATCTACAGGTGTATGGGTGGAAACTAGAGGAGATGCTACCTACGATGTACACTACAAACTAGAGTTAGAAATATCACAAAGTGGTGCAGGTACTGCTTACTGCGAGTTAGTTGTTTCTAGAGGTGTTATTGTAGGTTATAGAAATGTTAGGAGGGGTAGAGACTTTGATAACACTCAAAACATCACACTTACTTATAAACAGTATTCAAGAATAAGGAGATACAACGCTACGTTAGGAGGTTGGAATTTATTAAAGTCCGGAGACGATCTTTATAAAACACCTCCCGTATCCCCCAGCAATTTTACCGTATCTACTCCAAGTGGTTCTAGCACTGACCCTGTACATGTAAACTTACAAACATTAAGTGGTTATCAAATAGAACAAGAAAACTCGGTTCTAAAAATAACAAGCACAGAGGGACCGTTTAAGGTAAGTGTTAAAGACGGATTAGCCGATCAAGGATTAGGGTTAGTATACAGAGAAGTAAACAGCATCACTGAACTCCCTGTTAAATGCTACCATGATTTCGGCCCTGTTAAAGTAATAGGAGATGCAGACATTGACCAAGATGATTACTACGTACGATTCTCTACAAAAGATAAAGGAGAGTTTGGAGAGGGCAGCTGGATAGAAACAGTAGGTTATTACCAAGATGAATCAGAGAGTAGTGCGTTGGAGGGTATCGATACTATATTAGCTAACGGCACTATGCCTGTTACTCTTGTACCATTCTTTAATAACAATACGATCACAGACTTTAGATTACAAACTCCTAACGATATATTGTACGTTAAGAACGGTAGTAGCTACTATAGGTTAGATAAGGACCACAGAGGTAGTAGTACAACAGAGCCGGGTACAGGAGCAGATTGGGAAGACTACTGGGAGTTGGTTAATGAAGCAGAAGATACAAACGCTACTGTTGGTTATCTAACTTGGAAGGACGGTACATTTTACTACGGCCCTAAAGCCACGACAAAGAACATCGGATGGGTGGCACGATCATCAGGCGACGACAACACCAATCCATTCCCGTCATTCGTAGGTAATAAGATACGAGATATATTCTTCTTTAAGAACAGGTTAGGTATACTCACAGATAGCAATGTTATCTTTAGTGAAGCAGATGAGTACTATAACTTCTTCCGTACTACTACACAGCAGTTACTAGACAGTGCACCGATAGATGTCGGACTTAGCCACACAAAGGTAGCGATCCTTGAACACGCTGTACCATTCCAAGAGAAGCTGATGTTATTCAGTCAAGGGTCACAGTTCGTACTTCGTGGATCAGATGTGTTATCACCTAAGACGGTAGCTATATCGCCTGTTACTGAGTACGATCTATCGGATGGTATACAACCAGTAGCATTAGGTAACTATATATACTTCCCATTTAAACGGAATGACTTTGAGGGAGTGTACGAATACTTTGTAGATAACAACACTGAGACATTTAATGCTGAAGAAATAACACAGCAAGTACCGAAGTATATCACAGCAGACGTACAAAAGATTGTAGGTTCTCAAGCAGAGAATACTATTGTATTGAGTACGACAGAAGATGCTAAGACATTGTTTGTATATAAGTACTTCTGGAGTAATAAAGAAAAGATACAAAGTGCTTGGATGAAGTTCACCTTTAATCGTGACATCCGAGGGTTTGACTTTATCGACAGTAACTTACATTTAATCACAGCAGACAGCGACGGGTTACACTTAGAGAAGCTTACACTTGAAGACGGACTGACAGACGAAGGTTTAGATTATACGTTGTATCTGGATAGTAAGATAGAGCACACAGTCGGTAGTCTTAATAACAGATTGACTACTAGTTACGACGCACCGTCTAAGACTACTACGATAAGTGGTTTTCCTTACGATCCGGCTGATGTTATCGTTTACACAAAAGCTGGTAATAAAGTAACATTCACTAGGACATCATCTACGGCGGGTACAGTTGGTGGTGATCTTACATCTATCGATTTCGTAGCTGGTATCCCGTACAATATGTTGTACAGGTTCTCCGATCAAGCATTGAAGCAACCAACAGAGCGTGGCGGAAGAAGTGCATCTGATTACACCTACCAAACGATTCGTAACGGTAGTATAAACTATGCAGATACCGGACACTTCACTGTTGAAGTAACTCCAAAGTACAGAGATAAGTATAGCTACGCATTCAATCCTGACAGCCTCGGTGCTAACTTAACACTTAATGCTTTTACCCCACAGGACGGTCACTTCCGCTTTCCTATTCAGTGCCAACCAAACGACGCAAAGATAGAAGTTGTTAGCGATTCTGCTTTACCAGTTAAGCTATTAGCGGCAGAGTTTGAATCGATGGTTATATCACGTAGTAGAAGATATGGAGCTTAGGATAGATGACGCACACGGTGATATGGATGCAGTTGATCTGTACGACGACTTGCGGGAGGACGACATGTTAGAGATACTCGGACTTATGCACCACCCGAAAGATGCTGTTATTATGTCTTACGCTTGTAGTACAAAGTGTTACAGTGTAAAGGACGAGATGAATAACTTGTACTGTTCTTTTGGTGTAGCTCCTATCGAAGGTACTAATATCGGAAGTGCTTGGTTATTAGGTACACGACGGTTGCCTACTATTAAGAAGTTCTTTTTGAAACACTCAGCGGAACGTATGGAGGGACTGTTAGAAGGTTTTGATTACTTAACGAACTACGTCATGCGTAGTAACAAGTTGAGTATTAAATGGTTGGAGTGGTTAGGTGCAGAGTTTAACGATTGTCAGTACGAAGGCTATCTGTCATTTATATTAGAGAGGAAGTAACATGTGTAGCATTGAATTAGCGGGTTTAGCTTTAGGAGCAGCATCAGCTGGTGCACAGGCTATAGGTGCTCAACAGCAAGCACAGATGCAGTATCAAGCAGCTAAACAACAAGCTGAGATGCAACGTCGTTATCAAGCACAAGCAGCAGCAGCGGAACGGCAAAGGGCTTTACAAGAACAGACATCACTTCGTATGCGTCAAGCACAAGAGCAAGAAGCAGTAGGACGGGAACTTGAACAAGTAAGTCGTAAATCACAAGCTGCACTTGCTAGAGCTAGAGTATCTGCTGGAGAAGCTGGAGTAGCAGGTGCATCTGTTGATGCGTTGATGGGTGACTACCTAAGACAAGAAGCTGGGTATCGCAGTGCATTACTCCGTCAACAAGAACTTAGTGGTGTAGGTGTAGGACTAGGACTTGAACAAGTCGGACTTGCTTCTCAACAACGATTGATCGGTATTAACCAACCCATAGCAGAACCAGTACGTCCACGAGGTCTAGGTATACAAGATGTATTGAGCGTGGCTAGTGGTGGATTGCAAGGATATATGGCGGGTAGGTCATTAAGCGGTGGTAGTTCAAACCCGAAGTCTGAGTTTATGCAGTCATATACCAAAGCTCCTACTAAACTTGGGCAGTCAAATTTAACACTGTCGGGCGGATACTATACAGGGTTTAATCCTAGATAATTATGGCTAAGGAACGAGTACAAGTACAAGGCTTAGGGGATGTTGTTCCCGGTATTCAGCCGACCATTCAACGAGCAGGGCAGTACGCAGTTGCTCAAGTCAGAGCGGCTCCTGTGCCAGTACCTCGTAGTAAGTTGTTGGATTTAGCGGATACTTTAAAGGTAGGACAAGACCTCCTTCAACAATACGGCATGGCGGCGGAACAAGAAGCTGAGATGTTTGAAGAGGAGCTAAGTCGTAAAAGCCCTGAAGAAATTGCAGCTATTAAAAAGAAGACGGAAGGTGAGTTAGATAAACTAGTACGTCGAGATGCTATTGGATGGTTGACTTCTCCGTTGAATCAGAAGAGGAAGCTCAGGGCAGTCGGTAAGTTGGCTGGTAATGGTCTTATTAACGAAATTGAAGCACGGATGATTAATCCGAACGCTGATGACCCAGAAGACCTCACCGAACTAGCTAACAAAGTAAGACAAGAGTACATAGAAAAAACGCCTAGTTTGCAAACTTCTATGTTCGCACAAGAGGGTCTTAATGAAGCATCTAACGCTAGAATAAATGCCCTTGTAAGTAACTACGGTAGACAGCAAGAAGTTGAAGCTAAAGCGAATACCGCAAGCCAAGTCGTGGATACTATGTATCAACTAGTTAACCACGGTTACGACGGTTCAACAGTTAGTGGTTTTAAAGAAGACGGAACCACACAGGAGTTACTTAATCAATGGTCCGATATGGGCGGATTTAACGCTAAACAACAAGCAGCTTTCTTAGAACAAACAGTAGTGGCATTAGCTAGAGATGGTAACGAAGTTAAAGCAGATGCTTTTCTTGAGTGGGCAAGTGCAAACTTAAAACTAGGAAACGCTAAGATGTCGCTCATAGAGAAGAGTAGGCTTAGTGCACAAATAGATAGTGCTGCTAGAGGTTTTGAACAATTAGAAAATAAACAAAGAGCTGAGCTTGTTATTGATAAATTAGGTGAGTATAAGATCGCACACAACGCCATACAAGCAGGTAGAACAGGAACGTATAACGGGCAAGAGTATACAGATGTTACCCAACTACAATTAGCTGCTGAGAATCAAGCTTCGTACACAGACGCTTTCCAACAAGATACTAGAGGATTCGCAGAGTTAACAGATCAAATCAATAACTTTGTTAGAGTAGATGTAGACCCAATAGAACGAATGACTCAGGAGCTGCAAAGAAATACTCCGGGATTAAATGTCGTAACTAGCACTTTTCTTAGGAGTAGGCTACAACCTCACTTGGATAATATACTTAGATTAAATGGTGATGTAGAAGCTTTTGATATATTATTGAACGCAAACACAGCATTACAACAAGCAATAGATACCGAATCTTCTAGGTTGGCTATGTCTGGGTTATCCGAAAAAGAGCAAAAAGAAGCTTTACTAACATTTGCTCAAGAAGAAAGTAATCGGTTATTTAAAGAGTACACGAAAGACATAGAAACAAGAGCTACTGATTTTGATAAAGAACAAGAAGATTTAACTTTAATAAATAAAACTTTTACTGAAAGCACTGAAAAAGCCGTTAAAGCTCCAGAAAGAGGTATGTTTGATAAAATGCTTGAGGGAGTTTTTGGTTACACGCCAGATAAGGGCGATATAAACGAAGCTAAAATGGCGTTAAGTGTTATAGGAAACAAAGCCGCTAAACCAGAAGAAAAACAAAAATCTATAGAGTATATTAAATCTTATGGCGTTAGGACTTCTACTTCGTTAGCTAAAGCATTATCAGCTGAGTATGCCGGAAGATATACGCAGACCGAATTAGAAGGTTTCAGGAACGACTGGGTCCGTATCAACAGCTTTCTTGAAACTTTTACTAATCTGCAAACATTAGAGACTGGTGTTGCTTCATTCCTAGATACTACAGTTAGATTTGATCCTACTATATTTGCAGGTAGAACACGCATTACTCGTCTACTTACTCCGACTGAATTACAACAAGCAGAAGGTATAACAAACGATGCTGATATGCCTACTTCTATAAAAAGCAAAGCTAAACTTATTGGTGTTGATGATCTCGTACAATTTGTTAAAGATCAACGAGAGTTCGCAAAAAGATTACAAGTTATAAAATAATACATTGTTATGGCACTTCCCGAAGACCAGCAGCCCGTAGAGGACGAAAACGATTTCTTTGATTACGCATCAGATGCTTTAATGGGCATACCTCGTGGCGTAGAAGGTGCAGTACAAGGTGCGTACAACTTAGCGGATTATTTAGCGTTTGATGTGCTTCCTGACTACGACACACGTTTCCTAGGTGATTCTAAAACGATGGCAGGTGATCTCGTAGAAAGTGTATTCCAGTTTGGTACAGCTTTTATTCCTATTTTTGGTCAAGTGGGAAGAATAGGTGCAATCGGTTCTTTAGCCGCTAGAGCGGGTGCGTTAGGTAAAGCAGGTAAGGCTATTCAAGGAGCCACCGCTGGTGCTATTACTGACTTTACATTCTTTAACGGACAGGAGGCTAGACTGTCTAACCTTATACAACAATACCCAGCTTTACAGAATCCTGTTAATGAGTTCCTTGCACACGATGCAGATGAAGGAGAGATTGAAGGACGACTAAAGAATGTATTGGAAGGGTTAGGTCTTGAAGCGTTAGGAGTGGGTGTTTTTATTGGCGGACTTAAAGCTATTAAAGCAGGGCGGGAAGTACTAAATAAAAAAGGTACTCCACAGGAAGTAGCAGCTGCTATGGATGAAAAACTAGAAGGTGGTCGTGTATTTATTGACGATGAAGCACAACTAGCAGCTAGAAGACAAAGGGAGGAAGAAGACGAGCTGTACCGCATGGTAGGGGGAGACCCTAAAGATATTCCAGAGGTTGATCTTAGTACGGTTAATTGGGATGAGGTAGATATAGACGAAGTAGTTGATGTTGCTCCAGCTGTTGCAAGGGAAGAGATGGAAGCTATTGAAGCAGGTGGTCGGTTAATAGACGAGAGGGAGACTGCTACTGCTATTGTTAAAACTTACGAGATGCCCGGCGGTAGTAAACGTACCGTACTGGTTGATAAAGCTAATCCAGAGAGAGTAGTAGAAGCAGCTGGTGTTATACCGAAAGCTCCTGAAGTCGGTGATCGCTTTACAAGAGCTAGTATAATCGAACAGGACAAACCATTCCTTGTGTTACAAGACGGTAGACAGTTTGGTCCTTTAACCAGAGAGAAATTAGATTTAAACATAAGAACAAAAGCTTTAAAACCAGATGCGAAGATAGCACAAATGGGAGGTAAGCAGTGGTTTGATCTATCTGAGTTAATGGGAGGAAAAGCAGGAGCTGGTAGAGATGTAACAGAAGCTTTAGGTACTAAAGAAGACATCACAAGAGTAGGTAATACTTGGGAAGCAATGTCGCAGACTGAACCGTTGTTTAGAACGAAAGCATCGTTTCAAGGTGAGCTTGAAGATATTATTACAGACCCAACGACTGGTTTTAAAGATTGGCAGGTTAAAAAGGAAAGAAATGGAGATTTTAAGTTTACTAAAAAACAAGGTGAGGGAGAAATAACTGTTAGAGAAAAAGGTGATGTAGTAAGAGTTGTTTCAGATTTGGCAAAGCGTAAAGGGGAGGAAGTGTATCAAACTGTTTTACAGTATGCACATAATAACAAAAAAATCTACAAACCGTCTGAGTTTAGTCTTAGCGATATTAATCAGGTTAGAACTATAGGTGCTATGTTTAGTAGTGCGTTGAAAAATAAAACAACTAAACATTTTACATTATCAGAGACGCATAAAAAGTTTTTCGAGCTGCCTGAAGGTTATAAATGGGGTCAGGATTACCAACAGGATTTAAAGTATTTAGCATTAGCAGAACGCAATATAGTAGCTGATAGATTGGATAGCTTAGGGTTAGGTTTACTGGACGATTACAGACTTGAAGATTTTGAATATGACTTTAATAAAAATAAGTTTTTAGACGAACAAGGGGAGATAAGCGACCAAGAGATAATAGACCTTATTAAAGCTGACGACCCTGAGTTTAAAGCAGGTATTGGACTTACAACGTTTAAAAGAGCAGTTGTTACCGATACAATCATGCGTGGTCCTAAACCCGGTTTTAGAGGAGAAACAGGAGTAGCTAAAACAGCTTTAGACAGAATATTCCCAATGCCCGCTGAAGCCAAAGGTCCGTCCAGTTTTGGTACTGAAATAGACCCTAAGACAAAAGAGTTCTTACTCAAAGGTACTGAATCTAGAAAAATAAAAGAAAAAGGATTTAAGGAAACGAGAACTGAAGCAGGTGTTGTACGAGAAAGGATTAAGCCTGAAGATTTGGATGAAATTCCTACTGTAAGTAATACTTTAGATCAGCTAACAACAAATGCTAAAAGTCCTGAAGTTCGTAACTTAGCTAAGTCTTTAAAGGAAATAATAAACGATCCCGAAGATTTAAATGTACCTATTGATTATAATCCAAAAGAAGGTAAGCCTTTTACAACTTCAGAAGGTACAATTCAAACACTAGGTAGTTACGCTCCGGTTAAAGATGCAATAAATTTAAATAAAGCAGCAAATGAAGAAACTTTAGTTCACGAAATACTTCACGGTGTTACTTCTCGGAAACTAGCTGGTTGGGTTGGGAAAGGTGAAAAGGCATTAGATTCTGTGACGTTAGCAGATACAGGTGCTCTCATTGATAATCCAAAGACTCCTAAAGCTGTTAAGGAATTAGCACTTTCTTTTAGAAAAGTAGCCCTCGGTAAAATGGTGAGCGGGGCAGGACTTTACCCTATGAAAAATTTAGATGAGTTTCTTGTGGGTGCTTTTACTAACAAGAATTTTCAAGAACTTCTAAGTACAATACCCGCAGAAGATAACAGGAATCTATTTCAAAAAATTGTCGATGCCGTAGCTGAGTTGATAGGTATTAAAGATAAAGGCACTTTGTTAGAAAAAGTAATAAGGGATGGTGCTGAGATTATATCGTCTAGCAGAAGAGAAGCAGTTAGTCCTGAATTTACAAAAGGATTAAAAGAATTTGATGCACGAGTTCAGCAACCACCATTAAGGTATTCTAAGAAAGAACCGCAGAAGTTCCTTGAAGCCGTACCTGAGAAGTTTCGTGGATACGCAGAAGCATTGTTAGACCCTTCAAAAGGTACACCTAGACTACCACAGTTTGCTTTAGAAACGGGTGACGATGTTGTAGTACTAAAGGAGTTATTAGAAAGTTACTACAAAGAAAACCCAGATAAGATAACAGTACAAGGAGCAGTAACCGAAGTAGGAGAAGAGATTGAAAAGCAATTAATGCTACAGCAAGGTAAAGATACTGCTACTAAGATAGCTGAAGCCCGCGTAATACAGCAAAGCTTAAGAGACCAAGGAGCTGCTGTTATCAACAACTTAACTGAGTCTATAAGGAAGTACGACGATGCTGGCGGGGGTGATGTGGCAGTAGCTGAGATAAAGAACAACTTCCAACAGTTACTTAGTGTGGCTGATGTATACAGACAGTTAGGTAGAGAAAGTAGTTTACTTTTAGGTGCTAGAAGAGAGAACTACGGAAGTCGTAAGATCGGTCTTAGTGAATCTGATTTTCAAATAGAAGGTATACGTAAAGAATTTGCTAATGCTTCTGGT